CTGAGAGGACTTTCGCTGATGATTATGTTATTGAAGGTTTAGATGGTGTTGTTGACAATGCAACTTTGTTGTCTAATTTAGGCCCATTTTTGGTGCCTGTGAAGTGCCAATACGAGAAATGTCCAACACCCACCGTCGCGACTCCTCCGAGTTTAAATCGTGCTACTGATCGTGTTGATATCAATTTAGTTCAATCCATTTGTGATTCCACTCTGCCCACGCATAGCAATTATGACGACTCTTTTCATCAGGTGTTCGTCGAAAGTGCAGACTATTCCATTGATCTGGATCATGTCAGACTTCGACAATCCGATCTCATTGCGAAGATTCCAGATTCAGGGCATATGATACCGGTTTTGAATACCGGGAGTGGTCACAAGAGAGTAGGTACAACGAAGGAGGTCCTTACAGCAATTAAGAAACGTAATGCTGACGTTCCAGAGCTAGGTGATTCCGTTAATCTGTCTAGATTGAGTAAAGCTGTGGCTGAGAGATTCTTCATTTCATACATTAATGGTAACTCTCTAGCATCCAGTAACTTTGTCAATGTCGTTAGTAACTTCCACGATTACATGGAAAAGTGGAAGTCCTCGGGTCTTTCTTATGATGATCTCCCAGATCTTCATGCTGAGAATTTGCAATTTTATGATCACATGATAAAATCTGATGTGAAACCCGTGGTGAGCGACACACTCAATATCGACAGACCGGTTCCAGCTACTATAACGTATCATAAGAAGAGTATAACCTCCCAGTTCTCACCGTTATTCACAGCGCTATTTGAGCGCTTCCAGAGATGCCTTCGAGAACGTATTATTCTTCCTGTTGGAAAGATTTCATCCCTTGAGATGTCAGGATTTGATGTTAAGAACAAACATTGTCTCGAGATCGATTTGTCCAAATTCGACAAGTCTCAAGGTGAATTCCATTTGATGATTCAGGAACACATTTTGAATGGTCTAGGGTGCCCAGCTCCGATAACTAAGTGGTGGTGTGATTTCCACAGATTCTCTTACATTAGAGACCGTAGAGCTGGTGTTGGTATGCCTATCAGTTTCCA